TGAATGGTTGGTCACACTTGTTGGTGGGTCGATCGAGCGCGAGTGGACAGTTGACGAATGCGCCGCCACCCAATTACCGCGGCAGGCCAAGTCTTTTCTACGTCTCGCTGCCGGCATGGCATCTAATGGCTACGCGCAGCGCGATTTGTGGAAAAAGACCGTGTTCGGCAAAATGAACGAGACGTTGAAAGCTGGGCCGTTAGGCATTAAAGCGCGATTGTTGGACAATCTGAGCGAAGGCCATAACGTGGTCGTGTTGCCGTTCGCACACGAAGTGATGGGCACTTTACGCAACGTATTCCACCCTGGCGCCGTGTTCACCATCGCGAATATTCCCGTTCACATTGTTGTTTGTTCGGGCATGTGTCCCAGCGAGTTGGATGAGGTCGCAGCGTTTGTGCACGAGGCGTCGCTTCCTGTTGTGTTGATTAGTGGCGACGACCTCGCGTTCCACTGGCATGAGTTGTCGGTCGCGCGCGGTTGTCAAGCCTCGGAAGGTGATCAGACCATGTTCGACATCACGCAGGGGCCTGCGGTGATCCAAACACATTGCGACGTTTTTTCCGCCATGGGTGTGACCGGCGATGCGATTATGGCGTTCCAAGAAGCCGCAGCGGAGCCGTTGAAAGTTCGCACGCAAGATGGCGTGCGCTTCACGGCCACGCCTGAAAGTCGCGCTCCAACTGGGTCCGGTTTTACTACGTCGATGAATAACCTCGCGTCATTGTATTTTGTCTTTCAGTTTTTCATCATGTTCGCCCATTCAGCGGCAGTAACTTTTGCTGAGGTTGGGCAGGCGTTGGGTTTTCGCACGAAACAGATTGACCACGAATATGCGCTCGATTGCGTGTTTCTTCGTGGCGTCATGTTAGCCGAACCGCTCCCCATGTACGTTGTGTTGCCGTCGATTATCCTCAAGTTGGGGAAATATCTCAACGATGTGCGCATTTCCCAGGATGAGCCGGATTATCAGATTGCGTTGCGCAAAGCCGCGCGCGCTACGGCCAAATCGTTGCCCCAATATGCCGTTGACACTCCGTTGATTGCTTCCTATCTTCGTGCTTTAGAACGATGCGGCGCCGATGGTGGCGTAGCGGTCGTGCAGCCGTACAAAACGTATGGTTCCCAACGCCCCGACCGCATGGCGTACATGGACTTCATTTGTCGGCGCTATGGTATCGCAGAAGCAGATGTTTGTGATTGCGAAGCGCTGTTCGACACAGTGACCGCGTTGCCTTCGTTTGTCATTCACCCTGTCCTCGCGCGGTTGTTGCGCGTCGACTACGGTGCTTAAGAGGGAAAGTCCCGTCCCATTTGGGGCGGGCAAGTGGCGGGCGCCCAAAAAGCGCCCGTCCCGGGGCATGCGGGGGTAGGCCAAAAACCTACTCCTGGTGGTAGCAACCACCCCCCGAGATGCATAGCCCTCTGCGGTCGGCCAATATTTCCATAATCTTTCAGATTTTTGGCCCGAAGATTTATCTTCATTTCGAGAAGTTCTTTCTTTTAGAATTCCTCCACCGTTTTTCCATTTGGATCCGACACGTCGTCTCGCTCCGTTACAACACCCACTTTCGGAGTTGCTGCACAATCGCGTTGTGCCTATCGTTTCGTATCTTACGGGACATTCACGCTTACCTGCTCATTTGCGGGATACCGAGCGTTTAGCTAAAGAACAGTTTGATCAACACGTTCAGCGTTCTTCAAGTTTGCCCAGGCAAACCCCAGGTTCAAGCGATTCCCACGAAGCCAGTTTTGAGCCCCCCATGGCGCGTGGTCATAAAGTTAAGTTGGCGGCCCCTCGGACAAAGTCCAAGTCACGCACTCGGTCACGCTCACGTTCCAAGTCCCGCGGGCGCTCTGCGTCCGCAGGGTCTCAGCGAGCGCGCAGCAAGTCCGGCGGGCGATCACGGTCGCGCGCAAACTCTGTTGCCTCACTCACCAGCGCACTCGCCACAGTTCAGGTGCGAGCAGCTGATGGAGTTAGTGGAGATGTCATATGTAATAATCCCAACCTCAAACGGCCTTCACACGCCATAGAAGAGACGTTTACTGAGGATTGGGCAGATCTTTACGGCACCACCGGGTTTGTCAATATTCCTACACATATCAACCCAGGCAATTCCAATATGTTTCCGCGTTTGTCCATGACCGCCAAGCTTTATGAAAAGTATTCGTTCACGCAATTGGAGTTTCGTTTTCGTTCCGACGTTGGACAATACGCAGCCGGTGGTCAAGCCGGCCGTGTGATGTTTGGCATCGATTACGATTCAACTGACAGCCCACCTAGTTCCCGGCGTCAGCTCTTGAACACATGGCCCAATCTGGATTGCAAACCATCACAAGATATGGTGTTCACTGTCAATTGTCGCGAGATGCGTAATGGGCCGACAGGGCCGTTTCGCTTCGTGCGCGTTGACAACCTTCCGATCGCCGACGATCCGCGTCTTCATGATTGCGGGCGTCTGAATATAGCGACCGAAGGTTGTGCAGTTACGTTGTTGGGTCGTATTGAAGTGCGCGGGCGCGTCATATTTGACGTGCCCGTGTTCCTTGACGCACCTTCAGTTCCGTCACCGTTGCATATCGCGCATTGTCACGGGTCTTTCACGGCCGGCGCGTCGACAACTCCTACAGTTGCAGGGTATACCGACGTCGGCGGCAATTTTCTCGGGTTTTTTCCGGGTGTTACGTTGGCGTCGGGTGAGCTTGTGCTCAATCCCAATTTGTCCGGGTCGTTCATGGTCGATGTCAATGTCACGCTGTCGTGCGGCGCGTACGGCGCGACTAATGGCGTGACTGGTTTGATCCTCGACCTCGAACAAAACGGTTCGCCTGTCAATCAGTTAGTCAACATTAACACGGCACAGGGGTTGCTTCAAACGGTGACTACCGGTGTGACTGTGTTGTCGGCGAATTTGTCTGTGTCACGCACGTTTTATGTCATTGCGACATTTGGAACTGGGCTCCATGTCAAATACACCCCCTTTTACACAGGGGCGGGTCCGTTCTATGTTGGCACGAGTTTCAACATCACACGTGTGGCCTAAGTGG